TTTTGGAAGAAATATGAAAAATCAACTAATCCTTGAAGCAATCAAATCAGCCTTAACCGATAAAAATGGTGATTCGGTAAAGGTAAATTTAAAAGAAGCCGCTGGGCTACAGGGTTCTGGCTCTGGGGTTGGTGGTCGTGTTATTTATGATGATGCTTTTGCATCGTTGCGTATGGCTAACCCATTGCGTATGGGAAGTCGAGAAATTACTACGATTGGTTCAAATGAAGCGTTTGTTGTTAAGACTGGTAACGCTACAAATGCAACGAATCCGTGGGGCTATCCAGTTAATGTAAACTCTGGTACTCCAAACATTGCCACATCATTTTGGCAATTACCTTTACAAGCCATTACAGCGCAGTTACCAATCCGTACTGCCGCAATGGATGATATTAATAACCTTGATGAAGCAGTTGTTGGCGATTTGATGCTTGAGTTTAGCCAACAAGAAGCATTGTCTATGATCCAAAACAATGATCAAGCTGGTTCTGGCACAACATCAACTGGTGCAACCAATGGTTTGCGTGGCCTAAACTACTATCCAAGCGGTTCAACTGCCGCATTTGGTACAAGCGGTTCTGGCGCAACAAACGGTTTGCATACAGTTAAGACTGTTAGCACCGCTACTGGCGGCACAATCGTTTATAACGACATTGCATCTTTAGCATCTGCATTGCCAGCCCAATACTGGAGTTTGCCAGGTACTTCTTGGCATATGCACCCAAATACCATTTTGGCATTGCGTGAGTTGACAAGTTCTACTGGTCAGCCATTGTTTGTTGAAGTTGGTGATTCTGATGGTGGCGCAGTTGCTCATGTGTTTGGTTTCCCTGTAATTCCTAACCCATATATGCAAGTGGTTGGTAGTGGCAATTTCCCAATCTATTTGGCTAACTGGGATAAGTTTATAACTATTGTGGATCACGAAGAATTTAGCATCCAGCGTTTAGAGCAAACACAACCAGGCACAGTAACCCTGTATGCTGAAAAGCGTGTATGCTCAACAATTCGTGATGTATTTGCGGGTGTCCGTTTAGAATCATAAGGCCAATATGCCATTAGATAGTTATACCAACGGGCCGTACTTAGGTACAGTCCGTAACCCCTTTAGCTATGAAAAGATTGAGCAAACTAGCCGAGATATAAGCAGTTCTTGGCTAAGTTTGGATCAAATCCTACAACAGCTTAATTTGGTTGGCGATACCAGCCAAGCAGACTATCTATTTAGCCTTGAATTGGCAACCCGTATGGCCATCGAGGACTATTTGGGTATGTCCATATTCACCGTAAGTTATAAGGTCTACTACGGGGCGTTTAATGGCATGAGTGGCACACAAGTTATGCTTGATTTGCCAGAAGTCGGACAAAACAACGGGTCTATACCTGGCGTGGTCATTAATACCGTTGGTTACTATACAAGCGACACAACCCCAGCATTTACCCTAATACCGTCAGATCAGTATTTTTATGATCCTACTGGCAATAAAGTTATTGTTAGCGGTATTCCAAGCGAAGTAAATCAGTTTATTAGCAATCCGATTGTTGTTACCTATACTTTGGCGGCTAACCCTTTGGCTAGTTACCCAGTTATTCAGCAAGCTGGTTTATTGCTTTTAACCCATCTTTATAACAACCGTAGCGACACTACAACAGGACAGTTGGCTAAGTTGCCATTTGGCGTAGAGCAACTTTTACGCCCATATAAACCGCTGGTGCTATAAATGGCAATTGCCCGTTTTGAAAATGTGGATGTTAATAAAGTCGCTATATCCGTTGATGATATAGGGCAAACTAACACCGTATTGACCAAGTGGTTTACCACTAGGGCTAAGATTATGGATGTACGCAATGATTTGACCATTCCAAAGGATGAACGGGTATACGAAAACCATGTCAAATTTATGCTTAATTACACCCCTAACACCGTTACCATGTCTACAGATCAAGTAGATTATGCTTTTAAATGGCGTAGTCACGACTGGCGTATTGCTGATGTCAATGAAGCAAATGACAAAATGAGCATTACATTTACTTGTTACCGTAACGATCCACAGACACAAGTATGAGCCAAAACAATCCAGCCGTATATGGCAAAGCCGTTCAATATCAGCTTAAATCTGTGGTGGGAAATTCAATCCCCGTTTATGCAGTATTTAACCGTGAATTTGCTAAACAGCCTAAGTTTATTACTTGGCAATTAAGGAATATTCACCAGCCCGTATATACAGGGCAAAACCAGAATAATAAGGGCATTGATCGCCCCGTCTTTCAGATTAATGTGTTTGCACAAGATCAGAATGATGCTTTTAATATATCAAATACTATATTACAATCATTGCACGGATATAATGGGCAATTTGGCGGTTCAAGCGGGTTTTATGTAGCCAAAGCAGATGTAGTTTGGTTGTATAATACTTATGATGATACAGTAAAGTTAAACCATATTATTATGGATTGCACTTTAGACATTCCAACATAATATAATTTGATTAACTTTTTATTTTTGAAGGATTAAAAATGGCTCTCCCAAATCAAGTGTTACCTGGGTTTTCGGCATCGTTATGGTGTCAAACTGGCGCAACTCCAACACCTTTAACTCTTACTCAGTTATCCACTTGGACTGGTGAAGTTGCATCTATTGTTGGTACTTCTGCTAATGGTACTGGCTCTACTGGCGAAATTTTGAATGTTGAAGCAATCCCTAAGTTTGGTCAAGATGATGCTTCTGCAAACTTTTATGTTGCTGGTAGCCGTCAGTCTGATGTTATCCCAACACAAAGCAAACCAACTTCAATGACAATCGTTGCCGCATGGAATCCAAGCGATGCTGGTCTATTGTTGATTCGTGCCGATGCTTACAGCGGAATCATTGATCGTACATTCGTTATTGCCGCAGTTGATGGCGCAAACACAGTAGCATATGCTTTCAATGGCCGTGTTTCTGAGTTCACTATCGACAATGCACCTAACGCAGAAGCGAAATGCACATTCACGATTCACCCAAGAGGTAATCAATACGGTTGGTCAAATAACACTTAATATATGAATCCGACAATAAAAAATAATAACGATTTAGCAAACTATTTGACATACCTTGCTGGTCAAGCCGATTCTGGTGTTAAAGATTGGTTTGGCTGGCAACAACAAAAGCTGATGGGAGTTGATCTGGCATATCAGATCGCTTCCAATCATGCCGATAAACTAACACCAGACGAAATTACTTTATTCGTTAGAAAACTCAATAATTCTATATTTGAGAATTTAATTAAGCCAAAATGAAAACAACTTTCAAATTTGAGGGATTCCAAGAATTTGAAGAATTGATTAATCAGATTGAAGATGATTTTGGCCCTAAAGACCAAAACAATATTTTGCGTAATGGCGCAAGAAAAGCTATGAAGCCAGCATTAAACACCGCTAGAGAGTTGGTGCGTAAAGATACTGGTCAGTTAGCGGCAACCCTACAAATCGAAGCTAGGAAGCCTACAAACAAGGATAAGCACTCTAGGTATGTCAGCCCTACTGAAATCGTCATAGCGAGGGTTTCTGTAGCCCCTGGCAGTAAGTTTCACCCTAAGACATTCCATAATCTACACAGCGGCAAAGGGGCAATTAAACAATATGCCGTAATGGATGCCAGAACGGTTGCCAATGAATTTGGTACTGCTAAAATGCCAGCAAAGCCGTTTTTGCGCCCAGCTTTAGAAACCAATTCGCCAGCAATCCTAGATTCATTAAGCAAGGATATGGGCGGGGCATTAGAGAAATATAGATCAAAACACATGAAGGATATGACATGAGCCAATTTGCAAATGCTTTAGGAAAACGATTTGTTGAAAATCAAGATTTAGTACGCACCCGTTCATTTGACATGAATGGCCACACCTTTCAGATTAAAGTGCCAACTACATTGGAATTTGAAGCTATTTCTGAAAGAATTAAACAAGTTGATGAAGATAAAGTTAATAAATATTATTTAGAATTATCTACGCCATTTATTGAGAATAAAAAAGATTTTGAAAAAGAAGGCGTTGATTTTCAAGAAAATGATGTATTTATTAAAGGCAGATCATTAAAAGAAACTGCCAAAAATAAAGTTATTACTGAAAACCGTATTACCGAAATGTTTAAGTTAATCGTGCCAGAAGATAAATCTTTTGATATGAATACTATTACATACGATATGGTTGAGGAATTATTCCCATTCTCTATTCAATTAGAGGTTGTGGACAACATCACTAAAACAATTAGCCCAAGTTACGAATCCGCAAAGGGAAAGTAACTGGGTCGATCCGTAGGCAAACAAAAGCTTATATCCTTGCACACGGGTCTGACCCGAACCAAATAGACGAAGAAACATTTACCGATATTTGCATAATGTATGCAGATGGGCTAATTGGCAATCGTGGAATTCTGGAAGTATTAGGCACATTGACGGCTGGTCAATTTAATTCAATGTTGCCAAAAGGTAAGCCAAGCTATAAATTACAAGATATAATACCTAGAGTGTATGGGTATATTTACCCGCCATTAACAGAACAGGATAAGAAGGCGCAAGTTAATGAGCAATTATTAACATTTATGTTAATGAATCCAAAAGCACCAAAAAGTCTGTTCAAAGGAAAATAAATGGCAAATATCGCAAGTCTTGGGGTTAAGTTAGGCATAGATACAGCCGACTTTACACAAGGCATCGAAAAAGCCAAAGAAGCCTTACAGAATTTCAAAGAACGGGCTGGCGAATTACTGTCCGTTGCCGCATTTGCTGAAATGACAAATAAGGCGATGGAATATGCAGATTCCGTTGTTAAAACAGCAAAAGCCAATGATGTAGCGGTTGCATCCGTTTTAAACCTATCATCTGCCCTGATTAAGAATGGCGGGGATGCCGAAGAAACCAGCCGTATTTATTCTGGATTTACCCAAAAAATTGAATCTGCCGCATTAGGTAGTGGCAAGGTTCAAGAAGCATTTGCCAGGTTGGGTGTTTCCCTAAAAGACCTTAAAACGCTATCTGAAGAAGATTTATTTAATAAAACCGTGCAAGGCCTTGCAAAAATGCAAGATTCTGCGGAACGAAACGGTTTGGCGTTTCAAGTTCTTGGTCGTGGTATCAGGGGCGTTGATATTAAAGGATTGGCGGCAGACCTTGTTGAAGGCAAGGGCGAGATGGACAAATATGCCCAAGCCGTTACCCAAGCACACGAATTAAGCATTAAATTAAAAGAAGCATCACACCAGCTTACATTGGAATTTACTAATGCAGTATTTCCATCGCTATTACAGCTTTATGATGCGTTGCATAAAGATGCTACTGCTATACAGTTTTTTGGCGAAGTATTGCAAACAACGGCTGAAACCGTTGCCGTAGTCTTTAAATATACGGCTACAGTTATTGTTGGATTCTTTACAGAAATACAAGGCGTTATTGCGGCCACCACCGATGCTATTCACGGTGACTTTTCTAAAGCATTGCAAGACCTAAAAGACTATGACGATAAAGTCAAAAAGATGGCCGAATCCGATGAGGAATTTGCCCAGAAGATTTTAAATCGTTCAAAAGAAACACCAAAGCAAGAGCCACAACAAGATGTAAACAGACCAGTTACATTTGCTGGCGAAAAACAATTATTGCAAGCCCAAGATTTATCAAAAGAGTATGCAAGGCAAGCGGCCATTCAGTTTCAAATGTTATCCGCTAAAGAAGCTGAAACACATCTTACTAAGAATCAAAAAGATTATGTTTCTGAAATTACCAAAGTGCTTACAGAAATGCAAAAGGCTTTGGACAATGTTGATAAAAAGATTGCCACAACCGATCCATCAACTGCCGCTGGTCAGGCTGTAATTAAAGCCCTTAAAGAACAAAAGCAACAAATTATTGATACCGCACAAGTTTATGTTGAAAAGACTGAGGAAGAAGTATTAGCAACTCAAAAATTCCAGTTGTCATTTTCTTACGGTTGGCAAAAAGCATATGAACAATATGTAGAAAATTCAAACAATGCGGCAATGCAAGCGCAAGAAATGTTTAATGCTATTACCAACTCAATGACAAATGCTTTGGATAAATTTGTTGAAACTGGAAAATTAAATTTTGGCGATTTGGCTAAAAGCATTATTAATGATATGCTCAAAATTGAGCTTCATGCACAAGAAATGAAGTTATTTCAAGCTATTGGCGGTAGCATTGGCGGCTCAATGGAAGAAGGCGGTATGCTATCTGGCATTGGTTCATTGTTTGGTTTTGCTGATGGTGGACAACCACCAGTAGGCGTACCATCTATTGTTGGTGAGAATGGCCCAGAATTATTTGTGCCGCAAACTGCTGGTACTGTAGTGCCAAACAACAAATTGGCTGATGTTATGGGCGGTTCAAATCAACCATCCGTAGTTTATAACGGCCCTTATATTCAACAAATGTCTGCCATTGATACACAATCAGCTACACAATTCTTGGCTAGAAACCAAACCGCAGTATGGGCGGCTAATCAATCTGCCCAACGATCATTACCGCAAAGTAGATAAATATGGCAGATATAAGCACCATTCTGGCAATGTCAGAGCAAGTAAATATTATGGATCAACGATTGGTTGGGCAAGCCATTAGCCGTAATCAGCGTATTTCTACATCCGAAATTGTTACTGTTATTCCATTCCAATTTACTTTTAAGCCAAACTCATATCAGCTTTACAGTCAGAATCGTAATCTATTGGCTAATTTGCGTTACTACGATAAGTCGTTAGAGCAATATCTTAATTTTGGTTCTACTGGCTGGGTCAACTATATTGCTTATCAAGGCAATATGACCCCAACACAGATTTCAGCTTGCCAATGGGAAACAGCATCTGCTGGCAAGAATTTAGTATTAGGCAATCTGCCATCCATATCTTCAACATCTTAT